CAGAAAAGCAAAGGCTAAGCGAAGATGTCCTTACTGCACATGCATGCCCGTTACATTTAAGGAAAACATGTACATAGACGGTACAACGCCCAATTTGAACCCAAAACGGGTCAAATTGAAAAACTGTGTCATGGTTGTCATGACCCGTTAGGGTTAATGGTCTGTAGAAAGTGCATTACGCGCATTACTCCAGACCTCTCCCAAAGGAGAAAATGGTTTAATAAGGGGGGGAGCTCCAATAAAATACCCAAACTGAAAATCATCAGCAGCTCTCTTATAAATAAGAGTGCTAACTTCCGTAGAACCGGAAGGAACTGAGAATAACAGATTGGACAATTCAGAGTAGCCAAAAGGTGATTGTGCGGCAACAAGATTGCGGGAGAAATTATTATAGTATGGATACTTGATATGTAAGGCAGTACGACCTTCAGTGATAATAGGTACAGCTGTATTATCAGTAGAGTTAAACCGTGTAGCCGTTATTGCAACATCATTACCAACAGGAATAGCATCAATCATAAAACCTCCACGCGCAAAACGGTACCAACCAGAAAAGTAGTTGATATAGGATGAATCCACACCGGTGACAGCTGTTTTTGGTGTTCCAGTAGGCGGGACAACCCCAGGATAATTCAAGTCAATACTAGGTTGGTATTGTCCAGAACCAGTCTGAGTGTAGTCCAAACAAGCTCGAGAAATCATCTGCTTAACAGAATTAATCTTTTCACCAATAGCATACATGGAAACTGTAACGTCTTTCTCAACTGCATAAGGCTCAAAGGGACCTGCTTGCGCAAAAAAGTCAGCATTGAGATTAGCAATTGGATTGATCGCCGTAGTAGGAACAGCAAATTCCAGATCAGGCATACCTGCAACTTCAACAATGAAAGGTACTGTTTGGGCGACAGTAGGAGGGCCAGCAAGAGGTTCAATAACACAAATAAAGAAATTACCATAATAGTAATCTGCATCAAGATAGCCAAAAGGAGAAAGAAAAGGGCACTCAAACTCCATAACATTACCCTCTCGCAAATCCCAAACAACTGATTTATACTGCATATCAAGTGGATTAGCGGGAATAAGGGGTTTATTGATGTTATTAGGATAATTGGGTACATAACCAAGTACCAAACGTCCGGTGTGAAATTTAGTTTTACTAATCTTCACTCGGAACTTCAACCCACCTCTATATTTCTCAAAAACATTCTGCAAAGCACAAACTGGAGAAGGCCAAAAAGACTGACCTGAAGTTACGATAAAGCCAAAATTATCAGAGCCAGGTTGGAAATAAAGATCCCGAGGACGCAAGGCACACTGATAAATAAAACTAGTCGTAATATCAGTAGTCGAAAAGCTAGGCTGAGCAATGACGGCATAAGTACTCTTGATATAATCAAAAGACATCTCATCCACATCAGTGCCAGCAAAACCAGGAAGAGGAGCAACTGCATTATCTGCAAACATACCCACACCATTACCTCCATCGGAACCATCAGAATTAAACTGGTAGGTATTATATGTATTCAACATTTTATTCAAAGGAGTAGTAATCAATGGTTTAGACCAGCCAAGAGAAGCCGCAACTCTTGCTGACTCACGTAACATCCAAGAAGTAGTACCAGAATATGAGGAAATCAATGGTACTTTGGTACCGAGCCAAGTTGCAAACTTAGCACCAGCAGCAAGTACATTACTGAGATTGCCAGGAATAGCATCCTGTTCCATAGCAGCGGTATCTCGTTTATTAGGCTGAAACTTACCAGCCTGAGCCTGAATATTAAGGTTACCAGAACAAGCACCAATCAATTCAAAGTCCTCTACCCACCTCCAAACTGCAATAGAAGGAGCAATACCACCACTACCAAGGGCAATAGGTGTCATAGCAAAAAGGGTAACCAAACCAATATCAGTACCACCGGCACCAGCGGTAGTGGAGACTGTGAAATAGTTGAGTGGGTGTACAAATGGAACCTTAAGAATCGCACTAGTCGTCTCACAGATATCCATTTCTACACCAGGAAGTTGGGAGATGGGTGTAATGGCCTCATTACGAGTCCAAGTATTAGTATCTCCCTCGCAGGGATCAAGGGCTAACCTGACCCTACCAGCCTGAAAAGGGTTGGAAATAGCCTGAATGCGATAACAAATAGTACCACGCCAACCAAAGGCTCCAAAAACACGTTCAAAGTTAGTCAAGTTAGCATTCAAGATGGCATTAGTCTGTCGATAACTAGACATAACACCCCTAGCAGTCTGGTTATAAACTACAGTATCAATCAATTTTGGTCGACTAAAATACTCTCGAATGTCCATGACAGTCTTCTCGTCGATATAATGTTCAGGAAGGGGCATAAATCCACCGCGAATATCAACCTGATCACAAGCCTCATTAGCAAATGATGTAAGGTTGGTAATCTCACTGGAAATAGGGACCCCAATACCGTCTACATTATCACAGTTTTTAGCCTGATCAGCTAACTGCGTGTCATTTTGTGGATTATTTTCTGTTGTTGGAGGAAGTCAATGTCTTACTCAAAAGTGCTGACTCAAGCACGAAAGAGGCACCCACGGTGTCTGGATCTCAAGGTCATCCTGACTAGTAAAACTAAATAGCCAACCTATTCTGGCAATCCTCCTGTCCAGAAGTGAGCTTTAACGTGGGGTGTTTGATGCTCACTAATGCGTATATAAGATTCCAGTCTCAAAGCCAAGGCAAATCCATGGTCACAACAGTCTTGAGATACTCTTTACGAGTAAAGAGTTGCTTAGGCTGTTCGCCCATGATCTCCCGATACTTCTGTTTGAAGAGAGGCGCCCACTGATTCCATGCCTCATCCCCATGTAGGGAAAGTTCAAGAAACGTCTGTTCGACATTACACATAGTGATGTCTCGCAGAAGTTTCTTATTCTTACACCAATAAGAGATGAAGAGAATGGAGTCAAGCTCTTGTGGTCCGACATACTCTCCCAATATGTTCTCAAAGCGAAAAGAACGCTTGAGGAAACTAATATCAGAAAGAGGTCGAGTCGCAAGTGTACCTTCTTCTTTATTTTCGGTCGTATAGACCATACCTCGAGCCAACATGGCTTTCTCAATAGTATTCTGATTGAACCTATCTACAACTCGTGGATCAATGTTGAGAATATTGTCATCCCCATATGTACAAATATATACATGATCCCAAAATTGGGAAGCCATACGTACTCCCATCAAGTCAGTCCAAACCATATTAAATATGGTCAGATTATAAAAACTGTTGATGATGGAAGTAGCTGGGTGTCCACTAGGCAGACTTTTATTCCACTGATACACTGTATCACATTTCCCATGAATCCCACCATAGTGGCGTGAATGAACCACTTCAGTCCAAAGCACCCTACGAATGAGGCAATTCTCAGGCCCATCATCAAACCACTCATTGATCTGATCCAAAATAGCCCAATGAACCTGGGGCTGTTCTGAACTGTCAAACCCCTTGAAGTCTCCTGCCACACAATGTGGTCCCTTGCTCTGCATACACTGGGCGAGATAATTCCACTCATTGTAAGGATTAATACCAATAGCAGCACCGTTCCGAATCCGCGTAGATTGCACAGCAGAAGTAAAAGCGAGAAACATCATGCGAAACGCAATGGTATAAACTAAGGGAGCAGAAGAAATAAGGCGAGTCTTACCAGCCTCAGCTTTCTCAACTCCCCTCAGTTCATCCTTCATGAAATCAACAAAAACATGAGTACTGCGCTTACCTTGCTTAGCAAGAGCCAAAACTTCCTCAACATCCCGCCGAACTTCCTTGGAGAGCTCTGAGTCAAACTCATACTCATCACTCTTGCCAAAGAAAGCCTTTTTATTAGTATGTCCTTTAAGGACATATGGAAAACCTGGTGAGGTGTTACGAGGGATACCATTGATATTAGTCCCTGGCACACCAGCAACTGCCTCCTCGAAACTAAACAATCTACGTTCAAAACCAACTGTGAGCGAATTGAATCTTGAAAAAGCATGGTGAGC